ATATTATCAATGAACTATCCACATTCATTGTTAAGGGTTCTTCCTTTGAAGCAGATGATGGTTGTACAGATGATTTGGTTGCGTGTTTGTTCATATTTTCATGGATGACGGACCAACAATATTTTAAGGAACTAACAGATATAGATATTCGTGCAACTATGATGCGGGAACAACAAGATGCCTTAGAACAGGATATGGCACCATTTGGGTTTGTAGTTAATGGTTTAGAGGATGAAAATATAGGCGAAATGGTTGATGAATATGGTACTAGATGGAATCCAGTGGTACGGGATTATGGGTCAAATTGGTAATTAGATAAATTCTATTAAATCATTGTTTGCTTTTATATAACAATTTAAACAAAGAACTTTTGATTCGTTTATTAGGTGGAAAACTTCTTGCCTGCTCTTATCATTAGTGCCAACATTTTTTGTGATTCTACGAATTTTTAAGTCATGAGGATAGAATTTTAGGCACATTGTTTCGCTTTCGCCACAATGTACACAAGATTTATTGTTTAAGATTTCATTTAATAAAGTAATTCTTTTACGATAATTACGTCTAGATACTCTTTTGATCGTTTCTTTATATTTTTCATAATGGGCATTTCCCCCATTTGATTTTTTAATTTTTTTTGGTTCTTTTGATATTTCTTTATCGGACATAATTTTTAAGTTTTGGAATCTAAGTATTTTTTCAACAATACCCCATTCGCCATAAGCGTTAGAGTAGATAGGGCTGTATACCCGTGATCTACATTTTTATTTATACAATTCGACACTTATAAAAATCATGTTTGCGAATTGATTTTTTATAAATATTAATACAATAATACTAACACTCTTAAATTAAGGAGAGGAGTAAGAACATGGGATTTTTAGTTTCGCCTGGCGTACATGTTAAAGAGATTGATTTAACAAATGTAGTTCCATCCGTACAAACTACTATTGGTGCAATTGCTGGACCTTTTGAAAAGGGGCCAATATCTAGTGTGACTTCAATCAGTTCAGAAGAGGGATTGCTTGCAGTTTTTGGTAAACCTCTGACAACCAGCAATCAATTTGAAACTTGGTTTGCTGCAGCAAATTTCTTGCAGTATTCAGACCATCTTAAAGTAGTTCGTTGCGAATCCGGCACGCTTAATGCCGGCGCAGACAGTGGTATTCTCATTCGTGATGATGACCACTATCTTGCAAGTTTCTCAACAGGACAGGGTTCGCATGGCGAGTGGGCTGCACGTTCTGCTGGTACTTGGGGCAACAATATTGGTGTTCAGATTTGTTCTACTGCATCAGGATACGAGCAAATCCTCGATACGACAAATCAGTTAACCGACGGCGCTGCCTCGGCTGCCGCTACGACAATCACGGTTGATAACGCAGATGAGGCGGGAAATGCATTTAATGTAGGAGATATGATTTCTTTCTATTCAGATACTTCGTGCTTGGTGGCAGTTGATGAATTTAATGAGTATGAAGTAACAGCTATCAATACATCAACTGAGGTATTGACAATTCGCCTAAAAGATGACCCAAATAGTGGTGGTTTGCAAAATGATATTGCAGATAATTCGTATATAAAGCGGAGATGGAAATATTACGACCTGTTTTTAGGTGCGCCTGGAACTTCAGCCGATGTCACGGCACGCAGTGGTTCCAATGATGAAATGCATATTGTTGTTTATGATACAACGGGTAAACTCACTGGATACGATGCTGATGTTGCTGGACAGAGAAGTTCTAGTGTTCTAGAAACATATTCACATGTGTCAAAAAGTTCAGTTGCTAAAGATGCTCAGGGTAGTAGCAATTACTATCCAGATGTGATTTTCAGAAAATCAAACTACATTTACTGGACGGATCATATTTCTGGTGGTTCAAACTGGGGTACAGATACAACTACTGCTTATACTTCAGTTATACCAATAACAATTGATTCACTTTCAGGTGGCACGGACGATCTTGCCGTAACTGCTGGTGAACTGACACTTGCATATGACAAGTTTGCCGATACAGAGTTACATGACGTTAATCTAATAATTGGCGGTAAAGGTGGTGGAGCTGGTGATACAAAAACCACTCAAGACACTCATGTAACAATGATTACAGACCTTGTTGAAACTCGTAAGGATTGTGTGGGATTTGTTTCTCCATATCGTTCTGCGACAGTTGGTGTTGCAACCTCTTCAGCAACAGCGGAGAGGGCAGTCAACAATGTAAAAGTTGCATTTGATCTTTGCCCTTCTTCGTCTTACATGGTTTACGACAGTGCATACAAATACATGTATGACAAATACAATGACGTATATCGGCATGTTCCATTATGCGGTGATACTGCTGGTCTTTGTGCATATACAGATGGTGTTGCTGATCCTTGGTATTCTCCAGCTGGTTATACCAGAGGTATTGTTCGTGGTGCGATTAAATTGTCCTTCAATCCAGATAAGGCAGCCAGAGACATTCTTTATATGGCAAGGGTTAACCCTGTAGTCAACTTCCCTGGCCAAGGCGTAACACTCTTTGGTGATAAAACTGCTCTTGCGAAACCAAGTGCATTTGATCGTATTAACGTGCGTAGGTTGTTCTTAGTTCTTGAGAAAGCAATCGCAACTGCTGCTAAGTATCAACTCTTTGAGTTTAATGATGAGTTTACACGGGCACAATTTAGAAGTATGGTTGAACCTTTCTTGCGAGATGTACAAGGAAGGCGCGGCATTTACGATTTTAAGGTTGTGTGTGATGAGACAAATAACACAGGTGAAATTGTTGATCGTAACGAATTTATTGGTGACATTTACATCAAACCAGTGCGTTCAATTAATTTTATTACACTAAACTTTATTGCGGTACGAACTGGCGTATCGTTTAGCGAGGTAGGAGGTTAATCATGGCTAATATAGATGATTTTAAAGCAAATCTACTTGGCGGCGGCGCACGAGCTAACCAATTTAGAGTAACATTTGCTTCACCGCCCAGGATTTCAATTGGGTTGGATCTCAGTCGTACCTCTTTCTTGGTAAAAACTGCATCTCTCCCTGCTATGACTGTAGGAGAAATTCCAGTTTCTTTTCGCGGAAGACAAATTTATATCGCTGGGGACAGAACTTTCGGAGATACTTGGTCAACAACCTTTATCAATGATACAGACTTTATGATTCGTAATGCGATGGAGAACTGGTCCAACGGTATAAACGATCTTGCAAATAATACTGGTAAAGTAAATCCTTCTGATTATCAAGTTGATTTAACAGTAACACAGTTGGATAGAGATGATATACCCCGAAAGAGCTATATTTTTAGAAGCGCATGGCCAGTAAGTGTTAGTGCAATTGAGTTAAGTATGGAGACAACAGATGCAATTGAAGAGTTTGAAGTAACTTGGAGATATCAACATTTTGAAGCTTCAGGTGTCGGTGCCGGCGCCGGCTTCACGTTGCTTTGATCTGATAAGTATTATTATCTTGACGGAAGTATAATAATTTAAACCTACTAAATAGTCATAACTAGTAGGAGATATTATGGCTGAACTCTTTGGATTTACTGTACAACGATCAAATAAGGATAGGGGTGGAGAAGTAACATTCTCTACCCCAACTCCTGATGACGGCACTATCGACGTTGCTGGCGGTGGTTTTTTTGGTCAAATCCTTGATACAGATGGTAGAGAACGAACTGATTTAGATTTAATCCGGCGGTATCGTGATATTGCTCAACAAGCAGAGTGTGATACAGCAATTGAAGATATCGTAAATGAAGGTATTGTTTCAAATCAAAACGACCAAGCAGTACAAGTTACTTTAGAGCGATTACCCTTTCCAGAAAAAATTAAAAGAAAAATTAGATCAGAATTTGAAGAAATTTTACGTCTTCTAAATTTTGATCAAAAAGGCCACGATATTTTTAGGCGCTGGTATGTCGATGGAAGAATTTTTTATCATAAAATTATTGATACAAAAAATCCAAGAAAAGGAATTGTTGAATTAAGATATATTGATTCAACTAAAATTAAAAAAGTTAGAGAACTTAAAAAAA